GAAATTGTCAAGGTACATTCGTATTTTTTTAAAAGCGGTTTAACGGCTTCCAAAATATCTTCACAACTTCGGTAATTGTATTTCCCAAAATTATTTCTTTGGTTCTTTGGCGCTTTCAATTCGGCCTGAATTTGTCGTAATTTTTCCATTGTTTTTGTTTTTGTTTTAAATGTTTAAATTTTCAGAAATTCCCGACAAAAGAAAATCATTATGTTGCAAAATAATAATTTCCGCAATCGTGAAAGTCATCGGGTTTTTTAATCGTGATTTTAATGTTGGCATTGTGCAACTTAATAAAGTACAAACGTCATAGCGTTTTAAATTTAAACGCTTCATTTCGTTTTTAAATTTTTGTTCAAACATATTTTTTGTTGTTTTATTTACTGCGAAATTAAAAATAAATTTTCAATAAAAAAAACATTTAAGCAAAAAAAACCGCCTAAATGTAAATAAATACAAATAAGCGGCTGACAAACAAAACAAAAAAAGTTTCTTTTAATCTGTTATTTGAACTGAAATATCTAAATCGTTGTCATCGTTTGGAACGTGTGCCAAAACCTTGTAATTATTAGATTTTACGGCATAGGTTAACCCGTCAATTATAGAACTTTGTTCATCCTCTAAAACGCCAACCCAATCAAACCAAATTTTATTGTGCAATGATAATGGCGTTGGATTTAATCCTCTAAATGAACCTTCATATCTAATACAAAAATCCCTAAAATCGTTCATTATATTTTGATTCTGAATGTTTGAAACTGTATTTAATTTTGTTGTATTTCCATTTATAAAATTTACATCTCGCGACCTATATGATTTATTGCTCATTGCGGGCGATACATTAGGAAAATTTATGGCCTTAATTGTTTTTTTAGAACTATAATTTAAATCAATTAATCTTGTTGCCTTAATATTTTTTGAAGGTGAATTCGAAACGTTTGCCATATTTGGCGACCACTTAAAAGAATCTAAATTTTGATATATACCAACATTGTCAAAATATGTTTTTTCGTAATCAGAAAGAGTTGATGCACTTGTTATAGTATTATGAATTTCTAAATCTAAAAAACCAAAACTAAATAAATAATCTGAATAAGGAATTGATTTAAAAGTACTTGTAATACTTAACCACGTGTTAAATGAACTAACCGGTATTTGATTTAAATAAGAAGTTGTTTGCCATTCACTTAAAACATTATTCCAATAAATTATTTGTCCGGCCGTTGAAGTAAATTTTATTACATATTGAATATATGTTCCGATTAATAAATCATTAGATTCAACTAAATAATTAAAAGAATAATTGCATAAACCTAAAGCAGTACCATCAATTTGCCTTCCTTCCTCAAAACCCTGAAGGCCTTGCGATAATCTTTCTGTTGTAATACATTTTACATCACCCGTAGTTGGCGCGTTTAAATATATAGAATTACCGCCTTGTTTTGATATTGTGTTTTCAGCCAAAACCGCATAAGTTCCGTTCACATCCCAATTAAAAAGGCCATATTCAAAACCCGAATTATTATTCCAAAAAGTTTTTCCAAATTGCGTTGTATTTAATTGCCTTTCAACTTCATAAATTGGCTGCAAATATTCCCTTTTTAAATCATTATTTATTGGTTTTAATTGCTTCGGTGCAATTTTTAAAGTTGAAATATTTTCAATTCCTTGCGAAACTCCTAAATAATTAAATCTTTGAGAATTTAAAAATTCGTTATTTATGCTTTTTAATCTTGTTGTTATTAATTCACGAATATTTAAAGGCGGATTTAATGATGTATTTAATGAAATAATATTTTCTTTTACTGAATTATCAAATACATTTGAATTTTCTACAACATACCATTTCCCATAAGATTGAAAAATTCTCATATTGTAGTTTGAAAGCAATAAACTTAATTGATTCTTTGCCTTATATAAATCAAATCCGTTTGTTAACTCAAAAATATAGTTTGAAAAACTTGTTACGTTTGGATATTTTACATAGGTAACAACAGAATCAATTGTTTGTTTAAATTTTAAATCATTTATAAAAATAATATCCAAATCCAAATCTAAATTTTGCAATATTTTTGAAATTCTCTCAATATCTGAAGTTGAGTTTCCGCTCAAAATATCATCATCAGCCGAAATTGGTGCAACATAGTTATCTAAAGTTCCCAATCCATCAAATGCATTTAATGAAATACTAAAAGGGAATGAACTCATTTGTTCTTTGTATCTGTCGACTACTAAATATCCAATCCAATAATCCGCCCAAATATTAACTTTTTCATCAGTTATAGTGCTTGAAACACAACCTAAAGATTCAACCCTTCCGTTGTCATTATTAACGCGCTCATTGTAATATGTTGATGTTGTGTAAAAATCACCTAAAAATGAATCAATACATTCTAATGATTCATAAATTCCGCCATCTGCAACAACTCTATCGGAAAATGTTTCTGAAATACTTTTTGAATATGAAACCTTTATTTTATATTCCCTTTCATCAAATCGATAAAAATCATCATATTGAATTTCATCGGTAACAAGTAAATTTAATTTACAACTTGAACCAATTAACGGTTTATAAAAATCATCTGAAGAATTCCATTTAATTACAACCGGTTCAGCGCCGCCAATCATAGGCAAAATTTCGCCGGTATAATCTTTTTTTAATATTTCAACTTTTTTTCCATATCCTAAAACATCGGAAAATTCTAATCTATATTTTACGCCGTATGCCATTTTTTTGTTTTATTAAAATAATCTGTCGGCCGTTTCTTGCGCCCTTTGAATTGCAATCAATAAATCTTGCCCTTCCAATCTAATTTGTCCGCCTACATTTATATTTTGTGAACCGCCTGAATTTCCTATCATCCCTTGTAATTTATTTAATGGCGCTATAACTTCCGGATTTGATTTTGCACCCGGATATTCACCAACCAATCCCATTGTTGGGCCTGAAACGATTCCACCGTCTGCAAATTTTGCAAAACTTCCACTAATTAAAGCGGTTGCACCGGCTAATAATGCCGGTAATACAAAAGCGGCTGCCGGGCCAAATGATGCTGCCGTTTGTGTCGCTGCGGTTGATGCTCCGGATAAAGCAATTTTTAAATTACTTGAAACTACTTTTAAAGCATCTTTTGCTAATGTTCCAACAAATGCACCCATTGCAGATTGTGCACCGCCAAACATATTGGTAATTGCACCACCAATTGCGCCAAAAGAATTATCAATCGCAGAACCTATTCGTTGCATTCTTTGAGAGGCCTCTTCTTGCGCCATCATAAATCCTAAAAAACGTTGTTTTTTACCCTCGTAATCTTGGGTTTCTAATTGTGCGTTTGCAGCGTTGTTTTCTAATATTTTAACGGTTTCCGCTTCATTCATAACGTCCTGAATTCCCGCCATTTCCAAAGAATTACCAACAACGGCTTCCCTTCTTTTCGCTTGTCCGTCTGTTAAAACTTGTAAAAGTTCTGTATTTTTCTTTTTTTCTGTTTCAACTTCTGAATTATCGGAAGTAGTCGCAGAAGCTTCTAAGGCCTTTGCCGTTGCTTTTATGGCTTTTTCTTTTTGCTTTAAAGCTAAAATTTCTTCTTTTAAAATTTCTACATTTTTTAAAGTTTGCCCGCCATAGCCTTCAGCTATTTTTTGTTGTTCAGAAGCTAATTTTTTTCTTTTTTCTGCAATCTTTTCTTCAATTTCTCCAATTGTTAAAGATTCTTTTAATGCATCTTTTTGTGCCTTTGTGTAGGAATATATAGCGATTCCAATTGCAGCAATAGCAGCCGCAACGGCTAAAATTGGGTTTGCAATCATTGCCGCAGTTAATAATCTAAAACCTGATGCAACAATAGGTAACAAAGGGCCTAATGCAGAAAGTCCAACCGCTAATTTTCCAAAAATTATAATCAACGGGCCGGCTATTGCTAAAATTCCGGCAAATCCTACAATTGCATTTTGCATTGTTGGCGATAATGATTTAAATTTATCTGACATATTTGTCAAAAAACCCGCTATTTTTTCAACCGCCGGAACCAATGCAACCAAAATAACATTTCCCACCTCAATTAAAGACGCTTTCATTGCATTCAATGATTTTGTCATTTTAAAAGACGCTGATTTTGATGTTTTTTCAAACGCTTCATCAGTCGCGCCCATTGATTTGGTTAATGAATCGAAAATTTGTCTATTGCTTTCTAATCCCGCACCCGTTAAATCCAAAACCCCTTTTAATGCTCTAATGTTTGGAAATATTGCCGTTGTATCTTGGCCGGTTTGTTTTAATCCGTTTTGTAACATTTCCAAGGTTGCCAAAAGACCTTGTTCACTTAATGATTTTTGAACGCTTTCAGTTGACATTCCCATTTTTTGGAATGCCATTTCCGCATCAGTTGTTGGCTTCTTTAAAGACGCTAATATTGCGTTTAATTGCGTTGCACCTTCAGCGGCATTTGTTCCCGTTCTCGACATTGCAGCCATTGCCGCAGCAACTTCATCAAATCGAACCCCCATATTGGAAGCAATAGGAATTACGCCTCCCATTGCGCCCGCTAATTGTGAAGCCTCTAATTTACCTTCACGAACCGCCGCCGTTAATATATCGGTTGCACCCGAAGCGCTTAAATTTTCTTCACCGTATGCATTTAATGCTGAAGTAGATAAATCAGCAATTGTTTTTGTTTCACCTAATCCAACCGCGGCCGCTTTTAAAGACGCTTCTAACACGCCCATTGCTTTTTCACCACGTAAACCCGCGGAAGTTATAAAGAACAACGCTTCAGCGGCTTCATTTGCGCTTTTACCGGTATCAACTGCCATTCTTTTAGCAGCATCACCCATTTTAGCAACCTCATCGGCACCAACCCCAACAAGGGCCGTTATTGAAGTCATAGATTTATCAAAATCAAACGCCATTTTAAGCGATGCGGCACCAACCGCAACCAATGGCAAAGTCAATCTTGTTGTCATTGATTTTCCAACGTTTTGCATCTTTGAGCCGAACGCTGAAAGTTTTGAACTTGCCGAAGATAATGCCGAATTTAACTTTGAACTATCACCGGAAATGTTAACTTTTAATTCTTGTTGTGCCATAATATTATTAAAAATGTAGTTAGACAAAAATACAAAAAAAAAGACGCTTTTATTTAAACGTCTTTTTATTGGTCATTGCATTATATTTATCCAAAAATGATTTCATTTCTTCAGGTGTGGATTTTGGTTCTGAACGTTTCTTTTTTCTTTGAACATCTGAAGGTAATTCAAATAATTGTTCAGGTTTTAGCATTTGTGATTTCTTTTGACAATTAACATTGTAAACCATAACGGCCAAATATCGCGTTTGCTCCCAATTTAAATTGATTTTATTATGGTAAGATTCAGCAATTAAACCATTTTCCCGCCACGTTTGCCGCCAAAAATCATCAGGCAAAACACCGATTTGCCCAATATAATAATCGGTTAAAGTTTCAAAATTTACTATTTCTTTGACGGCTTCGGCTTTGCCGGAATCTTTGAATCATTATTTAATGCATTACCTAAAATTTTAGATTGTGCCATTGTTTCAACGATTTGATTTATTGTTTCGGCGCTTATATCATCCAACCACGTACCCGCAGAATATAAAGTATAATCAACGTCATTTCCCTTTTCCAAGTCGTTTGCTAAAACTGCTGAATAAATTAAGGCCCGTAAACCGTTTAATGAAATACCGGATTCAAATACCGTTCCGATTTCCTGAAGTGAAATGCCCATTTGTTCGGTAAATTCCGCCCAAAAGTTCATCGAAAAATGTAAAGTCTTTTTTTTGCCCTCAATGGTTATATCAATATAACCCCTTTTTTTGTTTGTCATTATTTAAAAGATTTGATTAATAAAAATAAAAAGGCAGCGCATTAAATACGATGCCTTTTAATATGTAAAAACTAAATTAAATTTAGTTTGATGATTTTACTATTGCACCGGTTAAAGTGATTGAACCTGAATAAGAAACCGCAGATTCCATTTCAGCGCTCATTTCAACACTTGAAAGAAAACCTTCAGCAGTAAAAATTGCATCACCCGCTTCAGCAGTTCCAAAAACGCAAGTTAATTGAGTACGTGCTAAAAGAAAATCAGCCATTTCGATTGCATTTGATGCATCATCATAAGCGATTAAACCTTCAAAAGATAATTCGCCGCCTTTTACGCCGCCAATATATTCTGAAAATCCGTTTGAATCTTTTGTTGTTGCTTCAGGTGTGTCCATTGACAAAGAAAGTGAACAACTTGTTGTGTGCCCAACTGTTGCGCCCTCAACTTGTAGGATTAAATTTGTTCCGTTAAAAACTCCGGTTGTAGCCATTTATTTATTATTTTAATTGTTATTTAATTTTTTGTAAATATACTAAATATTTATTTATTTTATTTTTTAGAATTTTAAAGAATCGTAATTCAATCCAAAAAAAGCGTGAACACCATCTCCATCAATATTAACACTTTTAGATTTCCAACCATAAGGATGTTCAATAGTACCATCTTCATCAGCTTCTAATCCAACCCATAAAACATCAACGTGCCAATTAGTAGAAAATATTGGTGCAACTATTTCATTACAATCTTCGTCATATTCTCCATCTTGTAATATTATATTGCCCAATTCAACTACTGTATGCTTGTGTGTTGGATATTCGTTTCCATCTTCATCTGTTGCAGTTCCTAAAGCATTAATCTTTGTTTGTGCTTGTTCTTTATTGTCAAATTGGTATTTTCCTATTTTCATAATTATATTGTTGTTAATGCGATTAATTCTGCATCTGTTAAAACCTCATCAAAGTATTGAACTTGTTTTGCGTTACCATAGAAAATTTGTGTACTATTACCAATATCAAATCTTAAAGTACTCCAATCTGAAACAGTATCTAAAACAAAAGGAATAGATAAAGGGTTTCTTAAAGTACCATTAACGTATAATTTTAAAGAGCCTTGTTGATAAAGTAAAGCTACTTTCATATTATCTTTAACATTTGGTAATGTATAATTTATTTGGTAAGTAATACCATTGGTACTATTTACATAAATTCCTTGAACTTGTCCACTACCATACCTAACTGTTATAATTTGCGTAAACGCTGCATCTGTTATAGAAATTGATTTTACACCTTGTGTGCTAAAAGTACTAATTTCTGCCATTAAAACACCCTCTGAACCAAAAGTATTAGTATCTCCCGAACCAATAGCAGTTTCTGCTGAACGAGTTACTGCTGATGTTGTAGTTAGAATTACAGAGGTTTCAAAACTTCCGATTTCGCATTGACCACCCCAAAAATATAAAGAAACTGCACTTGTTGGTAAAAATCCTTGATTAAAATTTGCAGACGCAGAGTTTACAATATAAAAACGCATAAACGTAGAAGCAAAACCCGTATTATCTACTGCAACTGAAATACGATACCAATCATTCGGCAATTTTTCTATCTTTGGATTTGGCATTGCTGAACCGTTTGTGCCTACTGTTCCGTTTTGAATATCAAAATTTGCGTAAGCTAAAGGATTTCCCGCATTCGTTACTTGTATAAAGTTAGCATCTATATTTTTAACGTAAGCCGAAATTGTAACATCATTCTCGCCAATAGCAAAGATTTGTTGAAACCAATGAGTGTTGTTTGTTAAAGTAACTGCTACTTTACTTGCGTTTAGTGTGCCATCGGGCGAAATGGTTTGATTTGCAAATTTTGAAACTTGTCCACTTTGCCAAACATTACTCGATAAATCGTTACTCCATACTACTAAATTTTCCCTATCATCCTCTAATAATAAACTCGGGCAACCATTTACAACCCCATCAATTAAAGGATAGTTTAATCTTGGAACGTCCGTTGCAACTGTTTCGATTAATCCGCTTGAATTAATCCTTGTTGCAGAACTTGCCCTTGTAAAATCAAAGTCGCCAACTCCATCCGTAGGTAATACGCTATAAATTTTCCCCGCTTTATATCCGGAAGGAATTAATGCTAATTTTGGTATAATTGCCATATTGTTTAATTTATCATTTTTAAATATTCATTCATTACGCAATCCCTACTTTCAACATTACCACTATCATCTCGAACTCGGTCTGAATAATCCATTGCAAAACTAACTGATTTAAAAGTGTTTTGAGTGTTTATAATATCTTGTGTTTTATCAACCTTTAAATTTAAAGCTGATTGCGTAGCCGTTGAAATAGGTTTGTTTAAATCGCTTGTATTGTTTACGTTTGGTAATTCTATTGTAACGTGGTTAATATCTGAAACCTTTGCGTTGTTTGTTGTTATATCACTCGCTTGTTGAGTAGTGATTCCAACTTTTGCGTTGTTTGTTGTTATATCGTTGGCTTGCGCAGTTGTAATTCCAACTTTGGAATTGTTTGCTATTATATCACTTGCTTGCTGAACTGTAATTCCAACTTTGCTTGTGTTAGCAACTACATCACTATTAGCTGAAACTAAAGCATCAGTATATCCAACTTTTCCGTTATTTGCAACAATATCATTAGTTTGCGAAGTAGTGATTCCAACCTTTGCGTTGTTGGTAACAATATCACTCGCTTGTTGTGTTGTGATACCTACTTTTGAAGTATTAGCAACTACACTTGTATTATTTGATACTAAAGTTTCAGTATATCCAACTTTATTATTATTAGTAACAATATCGCTTGTTTGTTGTGTTGTAATACCAACTTTAACATCATTTAAAGCAACCCTTACATCTAAATTATCAATATTAGATTGCAAAGTGTTATCATTCGTTAACCTTGTCGAAGATTCTGTATTTAAATTGTCCTGAATTATATTATCATTAGCCAATCTTGTTGCTGCTTCGGTATCGATATTTGACTGTAAAGCATTATCGGCGTTTAACCTTGTTGTTGCCTCTGAATCAATATTTGACTGTAATAAATTATCCGCATCAATTCTCGCTTGCGTTTCTGTATTTAATACTTGATTTGTAGCATCTGAAACGGGTTTGTTTGCGTCTGAAGTATTATCAACATTAAATAATTCTAATGTAACGTGATTAATATCTGAAACCTTTTGGGTATTGGCAATAATTTGATTTGCTTGGTCAACTGTTATTCCGGTCGTTGTAACCTGAACCGTTATTTCTTGCGGGTAATCTTCAATTATTACTGTAATATTATCCATTTGTTACGTCTTGAATTACTTTAATTGTGCCTTGTATGTATGTTCTTACAACTCCATTTGTAAACGTCATTTGTACATCGAAATAATAAGTATCAGGCGCCCAATCAATTAAAAAAGGGTCTATTGAGAAAACACCATTAACGGCATCGGATATTGTTACACCGTTTCCATCGGTAATTTCTTTTTGAACACCACCTATTTTTGAATTATATCGAAATTGAACCTTAATACTAACACCGGTTAAATCAATTGGTGAATTATCTTCTGTATTTAAAAGCGTAAATTGCACCCCGTCATAAGTATCGCCTCTATATTGGTTGTCTATTTGAACTATTGCCGCTACACTCATTTTTTTATTTTATTTTTAATTATAGCAAAAATACAAAAAGTTATGTAACTGAAAATTGAATCTAAATTATAAGTAAATATTTACTTTTTCCAACTCTTTACAATTTTTTCAGCCGAACGAGCGCCAAAATACCCACCATAAACCAAAAGCAATAATGAACTTAATAAATCAATCCACTTTTCGCTGATTTTAAAGCCTTCTAAAGAACTATCAAGTATTATGTAGATAAATAGGGTTAAAGTTAAAAATGCAAGCGTTAAAGGCCTTATATTTTGCGTTAAAAAACTATCTGTATTATTGTCGGATTCCCAACGTTTAGAAACTTCATTCATTTCCAACATATCCATTTCCAATTCCTTTAATAATAATTCTTTATCTTTTGAATTAATACTATCATCGTTTTTAATTTTATTTGCCAACGATTCTAATGATTTAATCCCGGAAATATTACCGGCAATTGTAAGAATTTCAGGCGCAACATTTTTTCCTTGTTTAACCAACCAACGCAATGCATCGCCAATTCGTGTTGTTCCTTTTTTATCTTTATAATCGCCCATAATTATTTTTTTAAACCCCACCGGGCCTTTGTTCCTCTTATATCAACGTGCGTAAATGAATTATAACGGCCCAATCCGCCCATTTTAAATAAATTCTTTTCCATTAATTTACTAACTGCATCCGCTACATCATTAGGTGATAATTGAAACACTTGTAAATCCGCTGCTTTACCAAATAAATGCTGCGAATTTTTAACGCCATTAACACTTTTGTTTTTTGATTCACAACGAAATGCATTTGTTATTTTAATAGGCATATTTAAAAAATCTCTTAAAACTTGTAAATTATCAGCCAATTCAATAATATTTGGTTTTACATCTTCAGGCATTTTGCATCCGCAATTGCATTCAAATTCAGACATTGAAAAATTACAAGTTAATTTCATTTATTTTTCTTTTTCTTTTAACTTTTTATTTTTATATGATTCAATTATTTTTTGAAAAGTATATGTAATAGAAGCTAATAAAAGTATAATTTTTAAACCGTTTTCAACTTCGGAAAAACTTATTCCAAAAGTTAAGGCATTTATAAGGGCTAATTTCAAATCGTTATTACTCATTTTTAGGGTTTTAAAATAGTGATAAAACTGTTATTAAAATATTTTCAACCGTTGCGTTGCATCCGGCCTTATTTACTTTAACTTGAATTTTACAACCACTTGCCAATTCAGATTGTTTTGTGAATATTTGCGTAGTTCTCGAATAACGAACTAACTCGTTATTATCTGCGATATTATCGTGCATAAATTCAATTGATTTACCACTATCAGGAAAATACAAACGTGCATCTAAACGCGTATTTGATGCGCCCGCAGTAATATCAAAATCATTTCTTACCATTAAAACTTTACCAACTCCAATTTCTGAAAAATCAACTGAATTGCTTGTTGAATTCCATAAATCACCGGTAACAAATGGCGGTTTATATATTGTTATTGTGTCCGCTCCCGCTTTATCGTTTGTTAAATCTGTCCAAACATTTTGCGTTAAACTTATTGGCGTAACTGAAGTTGTTGCATCTGCATAATCGGCCCATCCGCCTTTTAAATCGTATAAAGTATTTACTGATTCTTTTATTTCGTTTACGTCTGAAGCGGTTATTTTATTAACATCCGGTAAAGATGAAATTTGATTATCAACTTTATTTGTATAAATAATTTTAGCCATAGTTTTAATTTTTAAGATTGTAATTCATTTTGTAATTGACTTTGTAAGCCGCCTATTGGATTTATTTGTTCAATTTTATTTGATATTTCAATTACGGCCCTAAAATATGTATAATCGCTCAAATCATCTTGTAAGTATTTAACGCCTTCATTTACTGAAGTAAAAACTTTAAAACCTTCTGAAGTTAAATCAACGTAACTAATTGAACGCGTTCTAATTAAATTTAAACATTGCGAAACCATCAAATTAACATCCAATTCACCGCCATCATCTGAATAAAATCTTGTAATACATTCAATTCTCGTTATTGTTTCTGTAATAAATGAAGTTTGGTTTTCATCTATTTCATTAGTTGAAACGCCATAAACCCGAATCATTGGATAAACTGCATCGGTTGGAATTCTATTGTAAACCGGCACAATTGAACCGTTCAAAGTAATTGCATCGGTTAATTTTGCAATAATTCCGCGCCTTAATAAATGAATTGCTTCTAACATATATATTATTTTATTGCTTTGTTTAATTCGTTATTTAATCGAACTAATAAATTTTTTAAACCTTCACGCGCTGAACTAAAAAAGAAAGGCCTTGCCGGTAAATTAACATTTTTTAATCCCTTGCCTTTAAATTGTTCGGCATAACTTGCGGGAATTCCAAGTTCTAACATATCATCCAATTTAACTTGGCCGCCCGTTCCGAATTCAATATAGGGCGCATAATGCGCGCCCGCTATAACTTCAACGGTTTTTCCTTTTAACTCGGTTCTAATAGATTGTTTTAACGTTCCATTATCAACCGGCGCAGCTTGTTTTGCTTTTCTTGCAATATCAAATGCTGTTTTACCTAACTCATTAGATAAAGTTTTTTTATCAAAAGCGCGTAAATTATTCAACTTTGATTTAAGTTTTGCCAAATCCGATTGATTAATTTTTACGCTCATTTATTGTGATTTTGTAGCGGTTAACTTTGTCAAAAAGTCTAATTCAGAATCAAACTTTTCGTTAATTCTGTAATTTTGCGAACCATTACCAACAATAAAAATATCGCCTATTATAATTAAATCGGCGGTTTTCTTACGCATTAAAATTTCAATCTTTGTTTCGTGTTCACGTTTACCAAAATTGTCGCTTATTTCACCGCTAATTTGCTTTAAATCGCACCAAACAGATGCAACATTCGACAAAGTAGAATTGAAACCACCAAAACCATCATCGGTTTTAACTAATCTTTTAATTGTAATCTTTGAATTTAGTTTTCCGCTTTGCATTTTATAGAAACATTGCTTTATATGATGTTAATATTGTTTTTGATGATGTTGGAATTTCTAAAATTTCTTTTGAACTTCCTGAATCAAAATCGGCGCGGTTATCATAATACGTTGAAATCAATTGCAACATCGCTTGTTTTATTAACGAATCGTTTATTCCCGCCGTTATATATGTAATTTTAACACGTTCAGCCGAACCGCCATCCAATTCAATAGTTTCATTGTCCAAACCTAAAATTTCATAATCAGTTGTAACAATTCCATTTACTGTAATTTCAACAATACTTGAAACCGGGCCAAATGGTAAATCAAAAATTCCATTTGTAGAATCTAAATAGTAAGTTCTATTTTTAGAAACAATATCGCGTGAAATATAGTTTTCAGACCAAATTCGCGCTTGGGAAATCATTGCCGTAATAATATTATCATCCGCATCCGTATCAATTCGAACAAAATCTTTTACAGATTGTCCGGTTAATATTTCATTCCCAATTGTTGAATTTATTTTAATTTGTCGCATCTTATTTGATTTCTATATTTTCAACTTTTAATTCCTTTGTTTCGAATTTCGCTTTATTTACCTTTTTAGATATTTTAATGGCCAAACCTTTTTGAATCCAAACTTTTGCAATATTTTCAGGCAAATTTATTTTATCGCCTTCATTATATCGTTTCCCGTTTCGTAAAATTGATTGTTTAATTTTTATATTCATAATATAAATTTTTGTAAAGATAAAAAAAAAGTACCACTAAATAAATAGCGGCACTTTTAAACAAAAACAAATATGTAAAACATTACAAGAGTGCAAAGTTATTAAAATTTTTTGAATATTTGCCATCTTTACGAATAACAAGTGAATGAAGTTTTCCATTATTCTTAATAATATAAAAACCGTTGTGTGATTTAACCCAAATAGCAAAATAATCTACTGATTCTATTGGATAGGATTTTTTATTTTTATTTTTAAAAAAACAACGGACAACATCCTTATCACTTAAAACAGATTTAATTTGAATCTTTTTAAGACCGTTTTTTGAATCAGTAATGCAGTCGTAAGGTGAAGCGTCTAAAAGCGGAAAAGAAACGTTTATTTCTTCCTCCATTGCCACAACTCCAAACTTGTATTCAGCAATACAACCAATTAAATTAGAATCCATTTCGTAAATCTACAAAAAAAACCGCCTTCAACAAAGAAAACGGCTTACTAACAAAACAAATTAATAATTAATTTTTAAAAAACATCTTCTTTTTTACTGAAAAATATTGTTAAGCCTAAAACGCAAAGAAATATTCCGGCCCATAAATCCCAAAAAATCAAAAGTTGTCTAACTCCAAAAAACATAAATAACACAAATAAAGTAATTTTAATTCTTTTTTCCATAATATTATAAATTATCGTTTCGCCAACATCTTGCAGAACAAAAGCCGGGTTCATCTATTGGTTTGTCGCAAACGTTGCAAGTAAATTCCTTGTCATCAATCGGGTTATTATCATCAAAGTAACTCATAACTATATTTTATATTTCATTTCGTTTTCTAAATAATACAGTTCGCGTTCTAAATAATCAATAGCCTTTTCCAAGTCCTGAATTTCATTTTCTTTTTTTCCGGCACGACAAACGTATTTTATAACATTGCCTAAATTAAAGTTTAAATCATAATGCTTTATTACGTCTATTAAGTCGTAATCTGTTCCACTTTCGTAATGTTTTGGTGTATTGCTCATAATGTAATTTTAAAGTTATTAAAACGCTTCTTTTTAGCCTTTTAAATAATGTTTGATTTTGTATTTCTTTTAATTGCGCTAAACTATGAATAAAAATTCTTTTTCTTTTATGAATTATATATAATTTTGTTGAATCTTTTTTCATAACGCAAATTTTATTCTATTTCTTTTATAGCTACTTCTGTATTTGCCAACCATTCATCAAAACGATTTTGCCTTGTAACAATTAAATCAATCCGGCCCATATCATTCATAATTTCTTCGCTAATCTTTTCAGAAACTTTTTCTTTAAATCCCTGAACTAAATAATCCAATTGCTTTAAATCTCTTTTAAACGGCGTTCCGAAAATATATTGATTCTTAAAGACTTTGTTTAATAATTCTCTTTGTACCGTAAAATTTTGCGTAATAATTTGACCGTTTAAAGAATGAATTCCGGTTCTATTTAATTTAATAGATAATTCGAATTGAAAATGCGTTGAATTATCCATTTTAAACAACTTTTACGTTACCATTTGCGTAATGCTCGCAGATTATACCCGTTGGCAATATAATTGTCTGAATAGGCTTAATATTAAGTTTTACTAATTTCGCGATAATTTTTCTTTTAATTCCTTTCATCTTGTTTTGTTTTAAATGGGGTTTTTACACCCATTTGTTTTATATTTCAAAGTTTTCTTGTAATTCTTTGATAAGAGTTTTAATCTCTTCTTTATTAAGAGCAATATGAGTAAAGAAATCTCCTTGAGTTTCAATTGTTAATTGGAGATTAAGACCTTCTTCTCCTCCATTGAATCTTGTTAGTGACATTTCAGTAGAATCTATTTTTGAAGTTTTTTGATTCCAAAACTTACCTTTTAATGATTTTAATTCTTTTGACATAATATTTGTTTTAATGGGCCGCCGAAACGGCCCGGTTTGTTTTTATTGCATTGATTTTGGTACAAAGAAATTAGGGTTTGTTTCTCTTAATTGAATTTGAACCTTTTCCAATCCATCAAAACCAATTTTACTAATATTTCTTTGAGCCAACCCCCAAACTCTAATTGATGCTTCTTTTTTTGCTGCTTTTAATAAAATTGTTAATGTTGTCATAATATTTGTTTTTGTTTTGTTGTGCCTTATTGACAATACAAATATATAACGCATTATTGAATTAAAAAAATATTTTCACTTTTATTTTAAATTTTTTTTTCATTTAGTTCTGAAACCCCCGTAAATAAAGGTCAAAAAAAAAGGCCCGAAAATTAATTCAGGCCCTTCAAAATATAAAATTTTAATAATTATGCAGTTTCTAAAGCCGCTTTTGCAACTGTAAAAGTTCCATTTACAAACGCATTTGGTAAATAGTTTGTTAATGCTACTCTTTCAGATACTCTAACTGTTACGAATCCATCTCTTACGTTTGTTCCATCCTCTCTAAAGAATTCAACATTTACGCCATCACGAACCCAAAGTTGTGTTCCAACTGCGAAGTTTCCGATTAAGAATGTACCCGCAGCGATTGCAGTATTTAAAACAACTTTAACACCCATAAATGAAGGTTGTAAACCACCATAAACTTGGTCTTTAATATAATTGTTTGTAGTATCTTTTAACAATAAGATTTTATGAAAATCACTTGGATTTAATAAAATAGTATCAGCGTTATAGTTTGCTAAAGCTAATTGATTTAATGATGCAACAATTACATCAAATTCATTAGCGCTTTCAACTGTTCCCGCAAAAGAACCCGCAGCAAAATCAGCAGCATCACCGATAATTCCACTTAATTGAGCACCCGTACCCGCACCACTTAAGATTTGAGTATCTTCAACTTCTAATAATTTTTCCGGCGCACGCGCTGAAAGGTAAGAAGTTAATTGAGGCGTATCAGCCAACATTTCTTCAGAAATTCTGAAGTAAGTTCCGATTTTTCTCACGTTTGCATCACTTGCAGTCATATCGAAATCAGATTGTGTCAATGTAACACCTTCAGCCGTTGCAGCCGCACCGTTTGAATATCCTGATTCTTTTACAAATCTTACAACATCGCTTTGAGTTGAACCCATTGCTAAAAGTTGTCTAATATGAACCGGTCTTGTTGGGTCAAATTTATATCCCGCTACTCTGTCAGCCGGTATAACTTCACCGGTAAAATCAGCACCAACAGTCATATCAGCTTTGATTTCAAAAGATGCACTTCTTGAATTTCCTTTTGATATTCCTTCGATTGCACCGTTTTCAATTGCTTCATTTAAAGCGCCTTTAAAAGACATTCTTTTTGAAGCGCTGAAATGTTTCTTGTTTGAAACTTCCATTGCGTCAATACGCTCATTGAATTTGTTAGTGATTTCAGTAATTTCACCTTTTACAATCTCGTTTGCTTTTAAAACATCTTCAGTTTGTAATTTGTTTGATTTTTCGATTTTAGAATCAATTGCATTGTTCAATTGGTCTAATTGGTTTTTTAAATTTTCGTCCATTTTTAGTTTTTTAACGAGTTAATTAAATATTTATACACTTCAGAATCATTGTTTTTTACTTCAATATTCGGCAAAGTGATTTTATCAACCGGCTTTGTGAATTCAATAAATAATGATTTCAATTTTAAAATTTCCGCTTCAATGGCAAAACCCATATCATCCGAAATTTGTCCTTTTTTTAATAATTTTGCTAAATTATCGTAGCGCTTTGAAAGTTTATCCAAATCCACGTTTCCTTTAACATCTAATATTTTTGCTTGGTCGTTTGCTGCTAATGTAACCGCGCTAATTTCATAAAGTTTAACTTCATTTATTTCGCGATAATCGCCGCGGTCTTTGCCTTGGATTGGTAAAATTCCAACACTATTTTCAGTAATTACGCCGGATTTCATTAATTCCACAACGTCTTTTCCTAATTGAGTTTTAGCAATTTGCGCAACAAACACCAAACCTTTGTCATCTTCATACAATTCGAGCATTTTCCCGATTGGTTGGTTCATATCGTGCTGATATAAGTACTTAACACGTTCACCGTTTTCGGCTATTGTTTTTTTATAAGCGCCTTTAGTTATAATATCATTATCGGAATCTTTGTTTCCAAAGATACTTCCGTAACCTTTAATAATTCCGGCGTTTTCATCCGCATCAATTAGTTCATTGATTGGGGCCGCTTTGTAAAGAATTTGATTCATAAAAAAAATTTTTGTAAATATACGAATTTTTAAATTTTAAATTTTATATTTGTTTTTTTAAAAACACACAATTAGCTCAGGGGCTTAGAGCATAATGACGTAAAACATCTGTTAGGGCATCGGTTCGAATCCGATATTGTGTAAAAATAATTCAGTTGCGTATTAATTACGTGCTATAATCTAATTAAGAGTTTTAGACAACTGTTTTATTTTTTTTAAAAAAATTTATATTTCTTCAAATACTATATTATTGCCTTGATTTGGTAATTGTTTACTATGGTTATTAGTACCAAATAAAAAAATTTCATCAGGTATGCCCTTGGTAAATGCTTCGCATTCGTTTCCTAAAATATGATGCTTACACATCAAACATAAATTTGTTATCATATTGCGCCTATTATTTTTAAAGTATCTTCAAACGCCTTTATAAAACCGTTTGGAATGTTTGTCTTTGTTTGTATTGCTGCGCCTACTTCGGCCCATAATTCGCCAATCGTACTTCCGCCATATTCAGAAACTTGGTACCATTCATTTCGTACTATATTATTTTTTATTAATTGCTCACTAAAAACATTTCGCGCCCCATAAGTATAATCCACAATGTGAAAAGACTCGTGTGCGGTTGTAGTATATAGCGACCTTTCACCTTCAATAGTCCATCTTTTAGTACTTTTTAACTTTTGTATTTTATCTCTATAATACGCCGATCTTTCTGCATTTAAATCCGGGCGGCTTAATATTTCTTCCCATTGCTTCAATCTATATTCTTTATTTCTTAAAAATATTTCGGCATTCTTTTTACTTAATTTATCAGCCGATTTTGAATAAGTTTTTTGCAATCTTAAATATTGCGGATTGCTTGGAACTCCATTTTCTAATCTATAACCCGCAACACCCCAACTTCCGCTCCTTTCAGTTTGAAATCCAATATCATTTTTAACTTTAGATTTATATTTTCCTAAAACATCTTCTAAAGCATTTAAAATTTCATTTTGTTTTTTTAATGTAAGGCCTTCAAAATTTACACTATTAGCAAACTTTAACATTCGTTCCTCGGCTTCTTGTAAAGTTTTAGCCGGAATAAATGCAGTATTTTCACCCGCACCAACCAACGTTGAACTAATAGCCGAAACAACATCAGTCAAACCAAACCCGGTTGAAGCTGCGCCACCTATTCCAAAATTTATATCTGTTATTTCGCTAACCGCTTGCGCTCCTTTTACCGGAAATGGTGCAACACTACACCGACAATTAACAACTTCGGAAGCCGGCCCGCTTGGGTCGCCCGGATACATCATTAAAGAACCGCCAACCATAAACGCATTATTATACGGTATTGGTTCACTTGCACCCGCTTCGGAATGCGTGCTTCGCGTTCTGTCGTCAAACGATGCAATCCATTCTTTTTTCATTTGTGCGCCCGGAAATATAGTTGTAGCGGATTCCATTGTTGCAAAATTAGCGGCGTTGGTTGCTTCCGTTCGAACTAAACGTTCCGATTGATATTGTGAATATCTATTGAATTGGCTTTTTAAAATACGTCCTTTTTCTGTATTTCCTAAAGTCATAAATTCAGGGTCGCGCATTAAATTTTGCGTTACTTTAATAAGTGTTTGTTTTGCAGTTCCCGAAACTAAAGTTACTCGTTGCGCTCCAACCGCTGAACCAAATGAAGCAAATTTATTTGTCCATTCGCCAACATATTCCGAAGGATTTATTCCTTTAGATAAATATTTATCATAATTTTTTGCATACCATTTTGCAAACTGTAATCCAATATCTGAATATAAATTCCGGTAAATGTTTAATAAATCTTTGTTGTCAAATAACAATTGAAAATTCGTTTGGCCTTCAGCTAAAAAAGAAACAACGCCTTTATTGTATTCGCTTTTATAAAATCGCTTTACTTTTGATAATTGGCGCTTTTCTGCTTTGTTTAATTCCTTTTCAAATGCGGTTTGCCACTTATTTCTGTTTATCTTCATACGTTGCAACCTTAATTCCTTTTATTTCTTGTTTAGGTGTTTCAGTTTGTTTTAAAAACTTATTTACATCAACATCAATAGGTTCAATAGGTTCATCCATTTGATTAGAATTTACCGGGATTAAATTAGCCGGAATAAAATAATCATTCAATACATCACTTTCTTCATCAACCCCGTAAGACATAACAGAACGTTTTTCGTTTGGTGTTAACCACCACGCCTTCAATAATTGGTCAACTACTTTGTCCGCTTCCTCTTGTAGTTCAGGAATAACAGTAAAATCAAATTCAATACAGACATTCCCGTATTTTGGAGCCAACCAACGATTCAATTCATCTTTTATTTTAAGCAATTCAGGAATAACGGCGTTTTGATAAAGCGCTTTTTTAGCTTCACGCATATTGTTGTAAGAACTTGAATCAGTATTGTTTAATAATTGAACGGGTACATTGTAAACATTACATAAATCCTTTACCGATGCGTTATATTGTTCGATTAAAGATATATCCGCAGCATTTAAACCAAAGTTAACCCACGATAATTTCTTTGGTGTTATAATAACATCACCGGCATTTTCAGAACCTTGGAATTGCCTTCTGAATTTATCTTTTAATTGTTGCGCTTGCACTTCATTTAAATCACCCTCTTCGGACATCAATAACCCTCGGGCCGTTTGGTTCTGTAAATATTTAACTCCCGTTTGAACCGCTTCATTGTTTGTTGTTAATGAACGCAATCCGGCACGCAATGGCGATTGCCCATATAAATGCGAACCCGTTCCGTCATAATACGGGTTGAAATCTTTTATATGGCATATTTCAGAAGCGGGAACTTCAAAATTTCCGTTATAGTTAACCTTGTAACTTCGAACCGGTTCCATAATACCGCCCGAAACAATTTCCATTACTTGCGAAGGCATTACATACATTTCAGTAAATTTACCTTGCTTTGGCCCTGAATCCGGCCCAATTCCATAGATATATCGGTTTCCCGTTAATTTACCAAATGAAATTGCTTCAGTTAGAAACGAATTCCAAGATTGACCGGGATTTGGACGTTCTAAAAGTTCGTGTAAATCTGTATCTTGTAATTCAACTAATGATTTCTTTTGTAATAATGCCGCTTTGTTTATTGTGGTACTGTCAATAGTTCCACTTGTTAAAGATTTATAACGTTTATAATTGTTTTTGTCTTTAATTTCATAAACTTGAAACGGAATTGTTGTTGCCGCTTTAGAAATTAAATTTATTAACGAATAAATAGTTGCATTCTTTTGATAACCCTCGGTTATATATGAATCATCATTTTCAGAATTCCAAACAATTGAATCACCTAACCAATTATAAATCGCCTTGTTATAATTTAAATTTGTGTTTTGTGTTTGGTTTTTTCCTAAAATTGATTTTAATTTATCTACAAATGAAGCCATATTTTATTTTAGTGTAAAATTTTCGTAAAAATACAAAATTAATAATTGTTTTAAACTATGAAGAAATTATTTATTAAGTTCCTTTCAATAGCGTATGAAGTAACATCAATATGTTCATCGTGTTTTGCATTCGGGAAGGTACTTACTTGCTGCAAATATGCTTCATTCCAATTGTCCTTCACTAAATAAACCCGACCACCTTCAATAAATGGCGAAGATGCACGCGCACGTTCTATTTTTGAATATCTCACAAAGTTTGTTTTAAGTTCTGAAACATTGAAATTAGTTTCACGCCTTAACAACTGAACTAATGATTTACCGGATGCTTTGGGTTCGACTAATATTTGCGTTACATTCACCCCGCACGACTTAACAAAATTGCCAATAAAAGATTTCAATTCAGGCATTTCTAAATATTTATCAATGCTTTTATAAATATATAAATTATCGCCACTTTTACCGCTGATTTGTATTCCGGTAGGGTCATTTTTAGTGTCTTTTGTGTACGCCCCATCAATATACATTTCCCAAACAACATCACCCGGAATTTCTGCTTTATTAATGCTTTGAAACCAACCCTTTCGCCATTCGCCACCTTCAGGCGGTGAAGGAATTTGCAAATATTGGCCCGAAAATGTATATCTGTCGGCTTGCCTAATTGCTTCGAGTTCATCAAACGAATGCTTTTCCGGCCACAACGGAACGTTTTCATCATCCAATGCAGATAATTTTAAATGATGCCATTGTTCACCTGAACCACCGTCCAACAAATACCCGGATAAATCTTCCTCGTGCAATCGTTGCATAATTACGATAATAGGGACATCACGACTGTTAACCCTTGAACGAATGGTTGTATTGTATCGATTATTAATAAAAGACCTTCTAACGTCCGATAAAGCATCATCAGGCTTTAACGGGTCATCAATTATGATTGCACCACCACTTCCGGCACCAAATCCCGTAATCGCACCCCCTGAAGATGTTGCGTAAACTCCGCCGCCTTCGGTTGTGTACCATTTTTTTTGGCTTTGTGAATCCTTCTTTAAACCTATATTCCAAACACGTTGGAACGCATCCGAATTAATATATTCTTTTGTTGCCGAACTATTATCCAAGGCTAAAGCATCCGAATAGGATAAATGAATAAATTTTGATGAAGGCCGTTTGGCTAAACTCCAAGCGATAAACATTTTTACCGCCAATTCAGTTTTCCCATACCTTGGCGGAATGTTAATTATTAAACGTTTGATTTCGCCGTTGCTTACTTTTTCAAGTGTATCAGCCAACGTTTTATGAAATTCAGCCGCTTCGAATCTTTTCCCGGTGTTTTCTTTAAAAATATAACGCGTAAAGAATAACAAGGAATTTTCGCATTTTTCCTTTATTATTTCGTTAATACTCATTGTTTAAAATATCGTCTATTTTCTTTTGTGCTTCAGATGAAAGTTTGGTTGTTGATACTTCGGCGGTCATTTCAACTTCACGCCTTTCAATGTACCCACGTTTTTTTCCTTTAGTTTTTAAGTAAAAGATTGTTGCGGTTGTGTTCCCGTCTTTTATTTGTTTGTGCAATTGCGATTCTGCAAAATCTAAAGTAATGTTTTGAATATCATCTACTGCGGCCCTAAATTCACTATCACGATTATAATGCCCGTAAAAAGTTGAACGGTTGCATCCAACTATTTTGCAAGCCGTTGTAATGATTCCAAGCGATTGTTCCAACGCATCTAAAAGACTCCTTTTTAATATGTTTGTTTTTGCTGCCATAACGCAAAGTTAAATAAATTAACGGATATAAAAAAACCCCGCAT